CCTTTGTTCTAATTGCGTCAGCCACATCTGTTAAGAAATGATTAAGATTATCAGTACGAGCCATTTAAAGCACCTCCAACCAATGTATCGCTCATATATTCCATATAAGTTTTTTGCGTCCAATGAGTACTGTCCCACGCCTCTGCTACCGAAATGGCTGTATTGCACTTATAAATTAAATTATTGTAGTACACATAATCTCCTACTGCATAAGTTGAACTTGCAGAATACTCACTTAAACCTGCTAATTGATATGCTTTTAATAATGTGGTATTATCAACATATTTTTTTGTAGTTAAGTGAGTATCATCTGTTAAATTAGATATATTACTCGAACATTTTGGAAAATTCCAGAATGTTTTTACACCGCCTATTCCTTGATCGTCAATAGTAGTAACATATTGATTAAATACCCACGAATTTGTTGTGCTTACCGCGTTTACACCAGAATTGTCACTGTCATATCTTTTTATTGAACGAATGGTAACGTGTGGTGAATTTTGAAACGGATTATATCTACCAGCACTTTCAATAAATACTTCATCGTTAGCAGTATCGCTATATTTTTTAAGCACTATAAACGGGTAATCCCAACGAACAAAATTAGTGTTTTTTGTAGAAGAATTAGTTGAAGTTGCTTTTACATAAAGAGTACTTGCAAGTTTCGAATTACTTTTAAAAGTATATAGTCCTTTTTCTAATGTATCTAAAATCAAAGGATTTTGCGAAGTGCCTATTGTACTATCAATTTCATCTATATAATGTAAATCTAAGCCTGTACTTCCTCCACTACTTGCTTGTACGTTTATATTTTCCCAACTATAAGTAGGTGTACTTTCTCCGTCACTTACACATTGATAGAAGTAGCCATTAGTGTATGTACTGTCTGTTGTCCCTGTGTATTGAACTATTTTTCCTACTGTACTAGAACTTGCTGTCGGCATTGTAGAATATTGTATAATGTCTTGTTTACTTGATAAGTCAACAGATATTGTACCATTAGAAGCAAGAGAAACATTAGTTCCTGCTGTAAACAATGTTTTGCTGTTTTCCCAACTTGATGACCTATTGCCGTCAAAATTGCCGTTTTTATATACTCTTATCATATATTTTTCTTGATAGATATTTCTGTTTTGCGAACTTGTACTAACCTCATTTGACAAAGGCATACTAGTACAATACAGATTTTCATATTCAGTACCAGCACTATCAACTCTAAATGAATTATATATCAATGTATGACTTGAATTATATTTATTTATAAGTATCATATCGTCGCCATACTTATTATAGGCAGACCATATTTTATTAGCCAATGCTACGTCTGTAAAACTTTGATTAGTATTTGAAAACGATATAATATTATCAGCGTTTGCACTTATGGTAATATCTCCACTACCCAACAAACTTGTACTATTTATTGTTTTTATGTTTGTACCACTAACTAATGTATCTTGTTTTCCACTTATATCTTGTATAGCAGTATCGGCTTTACCTAGACTTGTTTGAACTGCACTAGATAAGTCTGTACTAGGTATTCCACCACTAGGCAAATCATATTTCGCGTTCCAAGTAGATTTTTCATTTGCATTTGTTAATTTGTTTGTTGTATTTGTATCATCTATCAAATCTGCACTTAATTTGTTGCTACTTGTTATCTCGCTTTGCAAACCACTTACTAAATCGCCTACTGGAATATCAATAGTGCTACCACTTTGTAATGTTAAAATAATCTTTTTATTTGTACTATCATAACTACCATTTACTACGACGCTTTCTAATGGTAAATCTACTGTTCCTGTACTAATTGTCGTACCCGCACTATTTTTTAAGTTCATTGTCATTACATAAGTCGAACTATTGATACTTAACTCTATTGTAGCACCAGTGTTTGTTGCTAATGTATAATAAGTCAAATCATTCACGCTTTTATCAATAAAACCACTATCGTTTACCAAATCACTTGTATTGCTAGGAATTGTTGGTTTATTACTTAAATCATCATAACTTCCACTTGTGGCAACATCTGCTAAATTAGGAGTATTTGTTATATTTTCATAATCTGCACTTATGTCATATTCTATATCATCAACTTTTATTTTGTTTATAACACTCACTCTAAAATCAACTCACTTTCTTCTACTTTTCCATATTTTGTAAAAACTAGCATAGAATTTTCTACTTTTAATTCATAACCTATCTTTGCTTCACCAACACTCAAAGTTCCTAAAAGTAAAACTGGTTCTGTATAAATCATACTATCTCACTTCCTTCAGGATAAAGTATCATAATTTTTGGTCCATTATCATCATAACCAATAACTGTTTGTTGGTCGTTTAATTCAACTTCATACCAATATTCTGTTGGTTTATCAATAAGAGGTCCAATTTTCATTTCTTCACTTGTTAGAACAAAATTAAACTCTGTGCTTTCTTCTTCGACTTCCATATGTTTTAATAACAAAGCATCTTTACTCATTCTACGTTTTTTATAAACGCTGAAGTCAATTTTATCACCAACTTTAAATTGATAATAATGATCGAATACAGGAACACCGTGTTCGTCTAATTCATAAACCGGTATTTGCAATTTTATTGGCAAAATATCGCCACGATTTATTTTTATGGTGTATCCATCTATCACACGCATAATATCTCCACCTTTCTCTTAAAAAAATTATAACATAGCAAATAAAAAAGTGCAAAAGCACTCTTTCTATTCTACTAGCCAAATGTCTTCAACTTTTTTGTCTCGACAATCAAAAGTGTCATAAATTACTCCATATTTAGAGCAAACTATATGCCCTGGCATTGTTATAAGGGCGATTTTATCATAAAGCAAACCAGATGCTTCACCTACTGTGCCGTCAAATTTTTCCAAACGAATAAAATTATCATCTAAAAAATCTCTTACAAATTCTCTTTTATCTAATAATGTTCCTTCATATTGTGCTAGATCGCTTAAATAATCATAAACATAATCCCACGATTTATTAGTAGCGCAAGAAATTGCTCTTATAACACAATCATCTTCATATTTGTTTAAAGCATTGGCATTATAAAATTTATACATCTTATCTCATACTTCTTTGCAATACTTCATTAAGCATTTGGTGATTTTGTGGTGTTTCTGCTTCTTCGTGTAGATACTTAATAAAATCTTCCAACGATTTAACCATATATTCAAATGATTTATCTGTCTCTGGACTTGCTCCATATCTTTCACGATTAGCCATATATCTTCCATATTCGCCAGATATTCTATCTAAATGTTCGTCACCACGATATCTCATATCACGCCCTCTTGCGCCATAATTTCCATATTCGCCATAACTTCCGCGACCATAACTATCATACCCTGGCCTTCTGCCACCATAATTTCCATAATTTCCGTACATATTTTCATCCTCCTTCGCTATATGCTTAATTTTGGTTAATTTATATAAATGCTCTAAATTATTTACATTTATTCCTTCATCTAAAATATTTTTTATATTTTCATTTGCTTTCTCAATTAGTCTTTCTTCCACTATTTTTCCTCCTTTCTTAAAAGAGTTAATATTTTTTCTTGATTTCTAATTATTTTTTCAAAATAATTTGTATCTTGATGTTGCAATTCTTTCATTAAATCACTATTATTATAATCTCTAAACAATATTTCTAAACTTAATGCTTGTAAAATTAAACTTGTTATATCTAATTTATTATTCATTAAATCCTACTTATGCTAAATGTTGCATTTGTAATAATTGCTTGTGTGGTCGATATTGGTGTTGTAGGGTCAGTCGGTGTAGGAATGCTTGGAACACTTTGAACAGATATATTAGTTGTTCCTCTAGGGCATACCCTTAATTTTTTATCAAACGAAACTGTTTCGTAATCATCTGCGGCGTCAATCGTCACGGCTCTAATTGTATCCGGAATAAGAACACCATCTTGAAATAATGCTATCGCTACCACGCCAGCAGTTGCAGAACTTACAGAGGCACTAAATTCTACATCATAATATCCTGTATATCCATTTCCAAATATTTTAAAATTAGGGTTCCCGTTCGAATAATCTAACCACCCGTTGCAATTACAAGTGGCACACCTAGTCCTTATATCTGTTTCATCAAAAGTTATAGGACTTGCGTTGCTTGGCAATACCAACGGCTCATTTATTATTGTTTCTATCATATATATATTTCTCCTTTCAATTTTGCGCTATTTTTCTAAAATTTTGTGCATTTTGTGTTTTTTTTCACATTTATAGACCAAATATTGTGCATTTTTTGGTTTATAATCACATTAAAACCAAATTTAATGTATATTTCGGTTTATAAAAAGAGAATAAGACTTGCTTATTCTCTATCTTTGCAAAAATCTTTACAAATCTTTGCGAAAATCAGCAAGTTCTCGTAATCGAGTATGTAGTATTCTACTCTATGCTATTAAATAAATTGACTTGTTGTAAATCCGCCACATCCACATCCTGTTCCGTTGCAAGTAAAGATAGGTTGGTTGCCATAAACTGGTTGCGCCGGAATAGGACAAGAGCGAAGTTCACTTACTAATTGATTTGCAACTACTGCATTATTTTCTCTTAATGTTGCAGTTTGTGCTACTTGACTTGCCTGTAAATCCTTCATCAAAATTTCTCTTTGAAGATCAGCAATCTTTTCGTTTTTAGCATCAATCTTGTCTTGGCATAATTGATCTAAAATGCGTTGCGTACTTGCAGTTTGATTAGAAATTATATCTCTAATTCCATTGCTTAATGCTTCACGATCAGCACAATTCTCACTAATTACTGTGCTAGTTAAATTTGCTAATCCTAGACGATTTTCACAGCAACAATCAGCAAATTGTCTGCTTAAAGCCCAAGTATCTTGCATTTGATTTACTGCACGATTATTAGCGGCTATTTCTGCATTATAGAAACCATTTGAAACAGTTTGATTCATATCAGCACAGCAATTACATAATTGATTAGATAATGATGCAATACCATCTCTAGTTCCTTCTAATTGGTTAGATAAATGTAAGGTGTCAAAACCATTATTAGTATTTGCTATAATATCTTTTTGGCCGTTAGATAACCAAGCATAGCCATCATCAAATCCACGACCACCAAAGAAACCGCCATTGCCATTTCCACCCCAATTACCACCGAATAGAGCAAGTAGTAAAATTACCCAAATCCAATCACTACCATAGCCACCAAATCCACCATTACCATAACCGCCCATAAAAGGCATCACAGGATAAGCAAATCCGGCATTATTATTAGTAGCCAAATCTACAGTTGGAACAATTCCAGAATTTCCATTCATAAATTTCGCCTCCTCTCTGTTTATTTTTATATCAACACCTTATTTTTCGGTGTTAATACCATTGTTAAACATTTTCATCATATTTTCCCATTGTTGTTTCTGTTGTGGATTAAAACTATTTACAGTTTCATTTAACAAATCATTAGGATTGTTATTCTTCCTCGCTTCTTGGTATTTTTTAAACGCTTGCGGATTTGTTCTTTTTAATTGTTGTTCCATTTGGCTCATTATGTTCTGTGGTATTTGTTGCAATTTGTTCTGTACTAACATCTGTATAAGTCCGTTCATTGTTTTTCATCTCTTTTCTTAATTCATCTATTTGTGTCTGTAATAATTCTATTTGCAAATCTTTCTCATCCTTTGGTACTATTTCATTTAACTCATATGTTTTTATTTCTCCTTTTAAATTTTTTATCCACACAACAGACATATCTTTACTAAAATATGGCGTATCGCCAATTACCATATCTCTTTGCACTTCTTCTAATGAACTTGCATATCTAATAACATCTCTACTGGTAGGCGCTAATTGAAAATTTTGCGTTAAATTAGTTGGTTGTTGTAAAGGTTGTTGCAACTGTGCTTTCATTTTTTCTAAATTATTTATTTGTTCGTTTAATTTGTCTATGCTTAATTGTGGATTATAAGCATTCAAATAAGAATTGTTATACATATTTCCTCCTATAAAATGAAAAGAGATAAATAATCAATAAGTTTTTTAACGCTTAAAGTCTATTTATCTCCTTCCGAAATAATCATAACAAAATAAAAAAATGGCTTTCCGCCATAATTATGACTTAAATATGCCTAATTTTGCTATTTCTAATTGCTTATAATCTGCATATTTTCTTTTTAAATCCTTTACTATTCTAGATACGTTCCTATCACTCATATTTATTTCTTGTGATATTTTTATAATACTTTCTTTTTTTATAAGCATATCTAATACTGTTTTTTCATCATCTGTTAGTATGACTTTTGACAAAAAATCATTATATATAATCCTATTACTTAATTCTTTTGCCATAACTTTCCTCTTTTTTTGTGTATTTTAACACAGAAAAATGAAAAATAAAGGACAAAAAACAGACAAAATAACACATAATAACATTTACTAACACTTAATAACAAATAATAACATTTTTAAGTTTAAAAAAAATTACATAAGTTCTTTGGTTAATTTAAAGATCTTTTTTCTTCTTCTACATATAGTCATCTCACTACAATTATAATCTACCGCTAATTCTTTAACTGTTTTGCCTTCTACTATATCTTTTAATATATTTTTTTCACTCTGCCTTAATATCTTACTAGACATTATATAACTATATGCTTCAGGTGAATAATCAAAATAATACACATTTCTAGAATTTTTCATCTTATACCCCTTTCTTTATAATTTAACATTATAATATAAAACATAAAAAAAGTAAATAATAACTATTTACCATTCAAATCCTTAACATTGTCCTCTAAAATCGCTATTTTCTTTTCAAGACCATACATTCTATCTATCAAATTATTATGTTCGTGTACTTTTTTATCTAATTCATTTATTCTATATATAACTAAATCATTATTCCTTTTATTACTTGAAATCGTGGCGATCACACTAGGAATTGCTACACATAAGCCACTAATTATTGCTATTACTATTTGTTGCATAGACACCAACCTCTCTATTACAAAGAAATTATAGCACAAAAAAAATAAACTAGCAAATCACCAACTTATTTTTTATTTTCTAACTCACTTAAAATGATTTTTAAAAATGCAATAGTATCATCTAATCCGTTTTTCTCATAATCAAATTCTCTTAATAATTGTATTGCTTTCTCAAACTTCATCTTTATTCCCTTCTTTCTTCTTAATTACAATCTCATTACCTTTAATGCTTACATCTAATTCATCATCTTCTGTTATTCCTGCTTTCTCTGCCATAATTTTTGATACACTTACAGAATAACAGTTTAATTTCTTACCTTCTTTTGTATAATAATATAATTTATTAAACTTTCCCATTTTAAATTTCCTTCCTAATGTTAAGGGCACATCCTATGCCCTATCTTCAAATTTAACTTGATAACAATCTTGTGCGTAATCTAATAAATCAATTTGCATCATTTTATCGCATACGTATTCTGGATTATTGCTTAAAGTATAAAATGTATTAGACTTTTCATCATACTTTAAATAAATGATATCGTAATTGTTATAATCAAACTTTAATGTTCTACCTTTTTTTAGTTCTCTTTCTATCAATTCATTAAAACTCATATTATCATCTCCTTTTTCTAATAATCGAGGCGTGTCCTACGCCTCACTTAAATCTAAAATTGTATTTAATTCTATGATGAAAACTTCATATATTTCTTTTTCTTCTGGTGATCTGTCCTTCTGTTTCAATTCTCTTTCATACATTGATATTAAGAACTTTATATTTTCTTTACAAGTTGCATCTTTTTTCATAATTTACTTCCTTTCTAATAGTCGAGGAGCATCCTACTCCTCATTCAATTTGTACGTATAATTATACGAACATACTCCACCATTATACTCAACTATCAATCGTGAGCCATAGTGTTTAACTAATTCACTCTTATATGCTTCTTGTGTCATATTGTTTCTAGTATGACCTATACAATCAACTACCGGAACAACCGTTTGTCCTTTATCAAGAGCATCAATCAATAATTGCAATTTGTCTTGATAAAAATCATTTGCCACAGAAATGCATATTGCGTCTTTATCAAACATTTCTACTTCCTCCTTCCTTAAATTTTCAAAGAACTTATGTATAAAGATTTTCCTTTATACATATATATTATAACATATATTTATATAAATGTCAAGTAAAATTTTTAAAAGAGATTTTTTAAATCTCTTGAAATTCACTTTTTAAAGGCCCATATTATCAACTAGGAGTAAAAACAAAGTTCAATGAAAAAATAAATAAGTATTAGCATTGTCAACTAGAATTGTTATTGTGCTATAAATAGTAAGAAGGCACAAAGCGATATGTTTTTGGTTTAATAATATGAGCCAATTTAATTATAACATAATATTATATAATAAGTAAACTGTTTTATAAAAAATAGAACAATTAAGTTCTATTGCATTATAAGTGCTTTTAATAGCACCATTAGAATAGATATTAAACTTTTATTTTACTGGTAGTGCGCTTTCTAATAGAAGAAAATATCTACTCTAATGCTACCATTAAAGATAGCATCAAAAATTTATAACTTCAAATCCAGATAGAACAAATCTAAATAAATTTGATAATATAATTATAACATTATCACTTATTTATTACAACTCTTTTAAAATTAGCAACTCTTAATCTTTCTTGTTTTACAAGTAATCCACTTGTATTGCATAATTCTTTATACTTTTTCAAATATATATCCATACGCTTCTGTGCTTTTTCTAAATTTTCTAAACCACTTTCTCCTGCTTCACTATATATAATTTGCAAATCCTTTTGTTTCCTAACCTCTCGCTCAAACTTTCTTTGCAACTGCGTACCTTCATACATAGTATAATGTTTACCCTCAAACTCAAAACCTTTATCATTCTCTTTTAATATATCTTTTAATTGTTTATCTGTATATTGTGGTTTATTCACACCCACTACAATAGCAAAAGCAGTATGATAACAATTATATTGTCCTATCGAACGCCTATCGTGTCCTGTTTCTGTTGCAATTTTAGGAAATTCCACACCATCTACACTTTTAGCATCCTTATCATTTTGGAAATTATAAAAATTATCATCATCAAACTGTTTTCCTTGTACTAATGCGTGATCTGGCGCGGGATAACTATGTACTGTTATTTCCCACCCATCTGTTTTTATTTCATCAGCAATTATCTCTTGTGTCTTATTATGCACGTTCATAATTGCATCTTTTAACTGCATTCTAACAGAACTATCTAATCTCACAGAACGATTACCGTATTCTAGTCTTCTTATACCGCTTTCACCAATTTCTTTTAATATTCTAGACATTTCATCGTTAAAAGAAGTTTTACCCTGTATAATATTCAAAATTGCCGTATCCATTATTTCATCATAGGCAACCGGCAACGATTTAAACGCTTTTTGCTTCATAGCCCCCTCAAAACTCATACCTATTGCATTAAAATTGACAAACTTAATATAATCCTCTACCGCAACATTTTTTAATGCGTCAACCTGCGTTTTTAGCCACGTACGATCATAAGGCAAGAAATCTTTACCACGATATTTATAAACTTGCTTCATAAATGTATATTCTTTTTTGGCAACTTCATCAAATATCTTTTCAATATCTTTTACATTTAATTTAGTTATTTCAGACAATTTTTTAATAATTCGCTCATAACTGCCACCATATTTAATCATCTGTCCTAACTGCATAGCATTTGTAGGCGACAAAGAGCCAATTTTTTTTATGTTCTTTGCAATCTCCTTTAAAACATATAAATTGGCTTCTTCTATTCTTTCAACTAATTTCTCTGTTAATTTTTCAATGGTTTCATCGCTTAACATTTATAAACCACCTATTCTTCTGTTATTTCTTGTTCTTCTTCTTTCTCATTTACAATATCTTCTATTCTTGGCTCGTTTTCTTCTATCTCTGCAAGTTTTTCTTTTGCAATTTCTTCTGTTTCGCCAAATATCTTCATACGATATTCAACTTTAGAAATTAAACCTTTGCTAACTTCCATCATTGCTCTATTACTTTCTGCTTCCTTATCTTCAATAATACTATCATCAAATTTAATAGATATATCGTCATATTTAATATTATATTTACCAAATGCAGTAGCGATATAACATACTGCCTCTACCAAATCATAAATAGCACTTTCATAACCTACTTCTAACTTCTTCTTCCTTCTAAATAATTTGCTATTGCTAGAAACTACTGCTGTTGCCGTACTCAAATTGCTTCCGTCAAAATGATAATGGTTTTCTCCAAATCCTACTTTATTTCCTAACAAATTCAATTCAAGATTTAATGAGTTAATTTGCTTATCTGTCCTTAAATCGTCGCTATCGTTTTGTATAAGATCATCTTTGGTTGCTCCACTAGGCAATTGGTAAACAGTTGTGTCTTCAGGGTCAAATACTAATTTTTGCGTACCATCATCATAACTAAACATATCTGCTCTAACAAATGTTCTTCTTTTGCCGTCTAATACTTCATTTTTAAGTGCATCAAACATAATATCGACTGCTTTTAAATTATCAATAGCATTTGCATAATGTGATATTCCAAATGGTGTATTTTCAAATAAATTGTTAGTTAATAATGGTTTAAACACAGAAAACCACTTAACATTTGATTTAGTGTCAAACTCTTTCATTGTATCTTCTAAATCTGTAATCTCCGCTAACACACCGTTATTATCTCTAAATAAATGGTTATAGATCTTATAATTTCCTGTCTTTTCATCTATTTTATGTACCGAACATACAACATACTTTTTGCCCTTAATATATTCTACACTACCAAAAGCGCACTCTGTTATCTCTTTATTATTCCAAGTCAATGGAAAAATCCAATCAACATTTACGACATCAACTCTAATTTTTGCTTCGCTTACATCAAGATACATTCCATCCTCATTAGAAATAATGTCATAAACACTAGCAACAGTTGCAGAAGTACCTAATGCTCCCGACTTTTCTAAAACTTGGTTAATAATTACATATAAATCAACATCATTTAATATTTCTTCAAATTGTTTTTGTGAAGCATCATCTTTTAAAGCGATTTCGCATTTTTCACTCCATAAAATATCGCTCCAGTCTTCGCTTATCTCTTTTGCCATATTCATAGTGAAACGATGCTTATTTACTTTCTTATTACCATTATAAATGTAATAATTATGGAATTTTTTGACATTGCCCTCATACCAACTTTTCCATTGGTCTATATAAGTCTGCATTGCATCCTTAATATCAGGATTATACCCATAATTGTTCTGTAAAAATTCTTCTAATTTCATTTAGTTCCTCCAATTCTTTTCATTTCACATTTTATCATAAACGATTTACATTATCAATTTTCATCATTAGTTTATCATAAAAAGGAAAAATTGCATACTCACTTGCATCCAAATCATCTATTGGTGTTGTTCCATCGTCAAGTCTAGTATCTGGTTTTTTCTCATCCCATACTGCTTGTTCGTACGCCTCAATAAGATATTTGCAATCTTTTAAAATAAATCTTCTACCTTGTGCAAATAACATTTGGTCCATATATATTCTATCTATAATTTTACCTTTTATACAGTCCTGTACTTGCAAAGGTATTCCATTTTGTTGTAAATATCTATTTAATCCATAAGTTAATACTTGACCTAACGCCCCATAATCTCCAAATGCGTGTGTCACTTTACCATATTTATCAACTATTCTACGATAAAATTCAATAAAATGCTCGTAAATCTGTTCTGGCGTATATAAACCCGCCATTTTCATCTCGTCAATAGTCCATACTTCTTTAAAATAAGGCGTAATAGCATTACACTTAAACTCTGTTTCACCTTTTGTTGCTCCATAGTCTATGCCTATCGAAATAACTAAAAATTGTAAAGGGTTTCCATTTGCATCCACAGGCGCATCTTTTATAAACATTTCTTTATTATTCACAAATTGCCTGTAAATAAGTCCTTCTGCAAGCACCCATAAACCAAGTATAAATCTTTCATAAAAAACTCCGCCCATACTTTGATATTCTTTTTTAAGATTTTCAAAATATTCCTCATTTTCTTTTTTTAATATTTCATTATCATCGAGGGTAAAACTCCAAACCTTTTTATCTATTTCTTCATTCTCAATAATCTGTATCTTTACCCAATGGTTAGGCGTGTCGGGGTTAGTTGTTGCATATAATTTTGCGTTTTTAACACTTAATCTTGATAAAAGCATCTTATAAAAATCTTCCGGTATTTGTGTCAATTCATCAACATAAGCACCGCCTAAAGTCATACCACGAATTTTACCCTCTGCTCTATCATCATTTGCGCCTTCAAGCCAAATCGTTCTACCAAATAATTTACCTGTCTTTTGTGATATAGAAAAAGAAAAATTGTTTTTACCTACCAGATCTTGTAATAAACCCAAACAATTACGTTTCAACGAAGTTAAGGTTTTGCCTGTCATTAGAAATTCTACGCCTTCCGGCATTGTTCCAACAAAAATAGCCCACTTCAAGAGCGATACATAAGTTTTGCCACTACGCACCGACCCTGTAAGCAGGTTAATTCGTTTATCATCAAATAGCATAAAATCTATTTGTTTTGGATTTAACATATCATTTATTGTTTTCACTTTTAATCATCTAACCTTAAATTGCAACAATCATCCATATTTGGATTAAAATTTTTCTTCCAATATTCATAATGTTCTGTGTAATCTTCACATACACTTATATTAGGTATTTTTATTTTAGATAACAGTTCCATTTTATAATTTAATCGCAAATGTTTATACCCGTTTGCTTTTAACACATATTTTGAATAATCAATATCAAACCATTTTTCTATCCAATGATTTACTCTTAAAAATTCAACTATTGCTTTATTTATACCTAAATCGTTCAATTTATCAAAATCCATATATTCGGGTATTAGTGGACTCAATCTAATAGCCACATCAAAACCACTTTCTTGCAATTTCTTTATTGCTTTTATTCTTTCACTAGGTAAACTTGCTTTTTCATACTTTAATTCTTTATATCTTTCATCATCTAGCATAGTCACAGTTATTTGTATATGTGCCAACTTTTTATCCATAATGTCGATATACTTGTCATCGGCAACCATAGCACTTTTTGTCACTATTAGATAACCAATATTATACTTATTTAACAACTTAATTGTATCATAAGTAATATTGTATATACTTTCGCAAGGTTGGAAACAATCTGTCATACCACCCAATCTAATGACTGTTCCTTTTGGTATTTTCTTGATAACTTTTTCTATTTTTGTAATATCTGCAACAGAAGGATTATTGCTGTCCCATAAATTTCTAAAAGATAATAAACTTTTAGCATAGCAATAACTGCAATCGTGTTGGCAACCGCAACCGTATGTGTCTAATCTAGTTGCATAATGACATTTATTTCCTTCGTTTCCACCTACTGTTTTATAAAAACTTTTAAATTCTTTCATTTATTCACCTTTTGCGTTTTTTAACGCCTCTACTAGATCTGTAAGAACGCCATTAGTTTCATTTAATGCACTTTCACCAAGAGTTTCAATAATTGTTTTATAAGCAAGCGGGTTCCCTTTAACCGCACCTTTAATAAGACCTAAATTAGCCATTTCACGATAAGTTAATCCTGTTTGCTTATACTCTTGTTCGAGTATTGCTTTCAAAGTTTCACGCATTGTCTTCATTTCTTTTTTCTTTTTGTTGCTAGCATAAGCGCCCATAGTGGCAATTCTTTTGCGTTCTTCTGGCGTTCTGTCTCTTAAATCTTTTAAATTATCTTCTCTTGCCACTATTATCATCTCCTTTTTAATTTTTTATTTTTTTACTCAAATATAAGAAAGGCGTATCGCATATTGCAATAATAATTTCGATTATAGTTGCACTCAACGCTATCATAAGTATTTCACTCATAGGCATCGTTAAACCAAATGCAATAATGTAGAATAAGAAGTTTTCACCACCATTACAGATGATAGTACATACATTATTTCTTAACCACATCTTTTTGCCGTTAGTTTTTTTCTTTAAAAATTCATACAAACGAATATCCACAAAATTAGATAAAGCAAACATACTGACACTTGCTAATGTTATTCTAGGTGCAAAACTAAATAAAGTTTCAAACATAGGTTGCGCGATATCTAATGCGTTCGGTTTAAATAATAAAGAAAATTGTCCTATTATAAGATATAAAATAACTGATAGTATTGCAAACTTGACACCTTTTTTTGCTTCTTTATATCCATAATTTTCAGATAATATATCTGTTGCTAGGAAATTACTTGCAAATAATACATTTCCAAGCGTGGCACTTATTCCTAACATATCAACACTTTTTAATATAAGCATATTAGCAAGAATACTTGCTATACCCATAAAACCTATAATTCCTTCTTTACCCAGCAGTTTCTTTGTTAGTAAGAGTAAACCAAATACTCCTACGATCGATATTACCAATAATAAATTATTCATTCTTTTAACATCTCCTTAATTTTTTTATAGTAGGTTTTGGCTAACTACTATTTAATCTTTACAAATTTTCTTCCATTTTTGATAATAATATTCTTGCATCTTTATTCCATATTTATAATTTTCTAAAAATACAATCTCTCTCTTAACTTTTGAAAACTCTTTCGTCACCTTTCCTCTCCCGTCTATTCTACCATATATGCCACTCTGTTTCCACGAACTGCTATCTGCGTAGTCAAACGGCACTTTATCTAGCACTTTTTTTCGCGTCATTCCAAGGCAATGAACTTTACAATTATATTTTTTAGCATATTTTAAAAACATTAAATATTGTTCGTCTTTTATATCTTCGTTCTTAAAACCTGTTATTGCAATTATTTTTCCGGCATAATCTTGACACATTTTTTTAAATTCATCTATTCCACGATTTTTATGCCATACAGGTATAATTTTATTTGAAACACTTTCAAGAATTTTACGAAGTTCTAAAACTTTATCATAGCCAATAATATTATCAACGTCCATCTCAAAATAGCCTATAACATTTGATCTGTCAAACCGTTTAATAAACTCTGCATATTCTTTTGTGTAATCATCCCAATTTACTTTTTTGCCCTTTTGAAACGAATGTGCTCCGCTATCTATAAGAATTTCTTCACTGTTATCTCGTATAAATTCTGCAAGTTTCATTTTTGTCTTCCTGACATAAAAATAACTTATCAAATTATATTTAAACTTAACATTATTCTCTTGTAAATACACGGCCAAAGGTTTACCAGAGTTATAACAAGTCGAGCCGTTTTCCAGAGCGCTTAAAAAGATTTTCATACTTCTATTTCTTCGCTTTCTTCGACTTCAACTCCTTCTACTTTTCTAAAATGTATGTCTCTATCAATATGATGACATTTCGGGCATTCAAGCATATTGTGAGTAGGTTCAGAATAGTTTTCTTCTGTTAATTCTTCAACATTTTCCCAATCAATTTCAGGCATTTCGAAACCAAAATCGCTCATATCAATACCCAAATCTTCTAATTCTAACTCTAATTTATCAAAATCCCACGACGCAAATTCGCCAACTTTATTATCTGCTAATCTAAATGCTTTTATCTGTTCTTCACTTAAATCATCGGCTATAATTACAGGTACTTCTTTAAGTCCTAACTGTTTAGACGCTTCATAGCGAGTATGTCCTGCCACAATTATGCCATTTTTATCAATAATAATCGGCACTTTAAAGCCAAATTCTTTTATTGAGTTTGCAACATAGTCCGTTGCATTATCGTTGTGCCGAGGGTTGTTCTCATAAGGCGTTAATTCTTCAAGTTTTTTATAAACGATTTGCATAATTTTCACTTCCTTTAAATTCATTGTAGCATAAAAAAAAGAGATACGCAATTCATATCTCTCCGGATAAGGAAGT